TACCTCGTGCCGTGCCCGCACTGCGGACATGAACAGGCCCTCGAACCGTGCGACGATGAACTGCGAAATTGGCGGCTAGTGTGGGAAAAGGGCAGGTACGATGATGTGCATTATGAGTGCGTGAACTGTGGCGGTGCGTGGCACAACAACGACAAGGCGAAGTTTCTGCCTGCGGGCCGGTGGAGTGAACCGACGAATCTGGCGGCCGACCCTGGTATTGAATCGTACTTGATCAACTTCATGTATCAGCCTTTGGGCACCTATTCATGGGCCGACTTTGCCCGCCAGTGGGACGCGGCTGTTGACCGGATGAAGGCTGGCGACCTTGACCCGATTCGAACGCTGGTCAATACACGCATGGCCAGGGCGTTTGAAGATCGCGGCGAAAGCCTGGACGCGCACGAACTGCAACGCTTAATTGAACCGGACTGGGATTTTGTGCCGGACGATGTCCAACTTATCACGATGGCAACAGACGTGCAGGGCAAGGACGGTGGCCGGTTCGAAACGATGTGGATTGGGTGGGGTGCGGGCGATGAAGCCTGGATGCTTGATTACGTCGTGACCCCGGGCGAACTGACGGAGCCGGAAACGTGGTCGGCGCACGACCGGTTGCGGGCGAGGGTTTTTGATTTTGCGGACGGTCGCAAGGCGCCAGCGTCCGTTTGTTTTATCGACCGTGGTTTTGAGGCAACCCGGGTTTTGCAGCATACGCTTAAGCGGGGCCGTGCAAGGACATATGCAATCAAGGGCGTTGAGGGTACGCCTAGGGACGCGATTATTTCCAACATCCCGAGCCGGACGAATTTGAAGGGAGTCAAAAACGCGCCGTATTACACTGTCCGCACTGTTGCGGCCAAAGACGCATCGGACGCGATGCTCCGAGTTACAAACCCAGGGCCGAAATACCTGCACATTCCTGAGTCGCTGCTGGACAAGGTTCCGCACCTGCTCGATATGCTGACGGCCGAGCGACGGTTAAAGATTAAGGCGCGGGTGTCGTGGGAAAAAAAGTCGAAGGACAAAGCGAATGAGGCGTGGGACTTACTCGGTTACAACATCGCGGCCAGGTCGTTTGCGTGCCTCGGCGGTTTTGTTTTCGGGGCGAAGGCAGAACCCGCTTTGCCACCTGTTACTGGCTCCGACCTTGCAGACGTCGTCGGCACGGCCCCGGAACCCACGGCCGAAATCGTTAAAATTTTGAATAATTTGCCACCAGCCTTACCATCCGAGTTGAGGCCAGCGAGGAAAAAGCGGCCGAAAACTGGATGGCTATCCAAGGCGAGGTATTAACCATGACGATTGCGGAGGCTGTCGCGGCTCGGGATGCGCTGCTTGATATGCTCGGTGCGGGCATACTTGAAAGCGGTCACGGCGACAAACGAATCAAGTTTGCTACTTTTGACGAGTTGCGGGCACGAATCGACTATCTTAACCGGTTCATTTCAGGCGTTACCAATGCGCGGCCCCGCGCTGGTCGCGTGCGGTTTGGAGGCCAGGAATGAAAAACGAAAACGGAATATCAACCGGACTGAAAGGTGCAGCCCGTGTCGTATCCGGCGAAGCAGTCGCCGTCGAAAAAAGCAAGATCAAGGAAAACGTCGAGCGCAAAAAGGCTCGGCCCCGGAAGCGCGGTTACGTCGCGGCCGGCCAGTCAGGGGAACAGTCGCTGTGGCGGGGCTCGGCCGGTGATGCGAATTACGACATCCAGACCGGGCTCGAAAAGCTGCGGGCGAAGTCCAGGGACGCTTATCAGAATGAAGCCTACGCGCATGACATCATCGACACGTATGTTGACCTGCTGATCTCCACGGGCATCAAGCCGACGCCGGACACAGGTGACGACAGGCTGAATGATCGCGTTTGGGCGCTGTGGCAGAAGTGGGCGAAAAATCCGGTTGCCGGCAGCCCGATTGATTTTTACGGCTTTGAACGGCTGCTGGCTCGCCATATCGTGATGGATGGCGAAGGGATGACGCGGTTTAGGGTTAGGCGCTTAGACGATATGCCAGGTGTGCCACCGCTGAAACTGCAACCGATCGAGGCCGACCTTTTGCCGATATCGAAAATCGAGATTCTTTCGAACGGCAGCCGGATTATATCCGGCGTCGAGTTCGACAAGATCGGCGAAATCGCGGCGTATCACCTGCTGAAGGAACACCCAGGATCCTCGATGCTGCTCGGCGCCAGGGGCAGCACCACGGAGACAACCCGCGTCCCGGCTGAAAATATCATTCATGCCTTTGACCCGGTGCGGTCTGGCCAGGTCAGGGGCGTACCTTGGCTGTCGCCGATTCTGCTGACCATCAAAAATTTTCATGATCTGCTTTACGCGGTTCAGGTTGCGGTACATGCGATCGGCACGCTGGCTTTCATCGTCGAGGGCGGAGATTCGTCTGATCCGATTCCGGGCATCAATCCCGTCATCGAAAACGGCGACGTTTTGCATGATGCAGACGGCTCGGTCGTCGAGGAGATGGTCCCCGGCCTGGTCGCTTATACACCTGACGGGAAAAAGGTCACGATCACGACGCCGCAAATGCCAACCGGTATGAAGGAGCTTGTTTCGACGTACCTGCACGAAATCGCGGCCGCGATTGGTTTGTCTTATCACACCGTGTCCGGGGATATGTCTGACGCCAGCTTTTCGCAGGCGAAGCTCGGGTTGATCCGGGAGTCCGTCCATTTGGCTTGCCTGCGTGAACTGATGTTGATCCCGATGGCGCTTGATCCTATTTACCGTCGGTTTATTCGGGAGTCGATCAACTACGGCTTTTTGCCGGACGATCCCCGGCTGTATGGCGTCCGCTGGACAAGCCCGCGCATCCCGTCGGCCGACGAAGAGAGCGAAACCAGAACCGCGATCCTGAAAATGCAGGCTGGTCTTGATTCGCGGCCGCGCATTATCGAGGCAAGCGGTTTGGATCCTGATACCGTCACTACCGAGATCGCGGCCGACATCAAGGCTGCCGACGAAGCAAATTTGCTTTTCCTTGGCAACCTGAAGCAAGTTACACTTGCCGGCCAGATCCAGGCCGTGCAACCCGTCGCATCGCAACCCTCGAAATAGCGAAATCGCCAAAATTTGACACAAGCTCGAAATCGGTTATTTTTCGGGTAAGGTGTCTCAATGCGAGACGCTGTATCATTTTGAGGCGATGACAATGAACCTTGAAAAACTGACAAGAGTAAAGCCGACCACCCAGACAGCGCCGATTATGCGCGACGGTCGCGAACTGGTTGCCCGCATGGACGCCAGGTTTGCGCCAGACAGCTTTGACGCTGAGACTAACACAATCGCAGTGTCCCTTGGAACTGGCGTTCCGGTCGTCCGGTACTCATGGGCTGATGACGAATTTTTTGTCGAAAAGCTGGAAATGAGCGAAGGCGCTTGGGATCTCGACCGCATGAATTCCGGCGCGCCGTTTCTGGCTGATCATCGCAGTTACGACCTTGACGCCATTATCGGCAAGTTTGTTCCGGGATCTGTCCGCGTCGTCAACGGTGAATTAATCGGGCGCGTCAAACTGTCGCGGTCAAAGCGAGCAGAAGACAATGTCCGCGATATTTTGGATAGCGTTATTTCCTGCACGTCGGTTGGGTATGTGGTCAAGGAGTGGCGCGATGACGGTGTAGACGAAGAAACAGGGCTGCGGATTTTTACGGCGGTTTCAATTGAAGCATTGGAAGGCTCGGCGGTTGGTATTCCCGCCGATATAACTGGTGGCATACGTTCCGCGAGCGCGGACATGAAGGAGGGCACACGAAAAATGGACGAAGTCACAAAGACAGATCCGGTCGTCGAAAGCGCCGAGCCGGTCGCGGTTGGTGCCGAGGCTGACCCCGTCGTTGTCGATGAAAGAGCGATTGCTGACAAAGCGGTTGCGGAGTTTGAGGCGCGATGCGTGGAAATTCGGAACCTGGGCCGTAAGCTCGGGATTCCTGAAAGCGAGATTGATTTACTGGTTGCCGACAAGAGACTGTCGGCTGAAGGCGCGATGCGGAAAATGGCCGACATCCGCGCAGAGAGGGATGCCATGCTTGAGACGAATTCCCGGATCGACGTGATGACCGACGAGCGCGACAAGAAGCGCAATTTGATCGGGCAGGCAATCGAAGCCCGCGCCCGTGTCGAAAAAAATCCGGATCGCGAGGCTATGCGGCAGTTTGGTATGCTGTCGCTGGTCGAAATCATCCGCGATTATCTGGGCCCGGACACCAAGTCGCTGAACCGGAACCAGCTTTTCAAGCGCATGACCTCGTCCGATTTCCCGCTTGTGCTGGCGAACCTCGCGAACAAAGTTGCTATGGCGCGCACCGAGCAGTCCGCAGAATACCGCTGGTTTGAAAGGCTGTTTACGCGGATGGATTACAACGACTTCCGCGCCCATAACACCCCGTGGCTCGGCGCTGCTACGAATTTTGCCCAGGTCAACGAGGGTGACGCCTATCAGCAGGGGTCGATGAATGAACGTAACGAG